CAGGACGAGGTTGATATAGGGCTTCCGCATCAGCTCCAACAGAAACGGGATCAATCTGTGGATTTTTAGGTTCGTAACACTCAGGGCAAACTTTATTACCCTTCCAAGTCATACGCATAACGCGATATGGATAAGCCCAACTGCAAGTATCGCAAACCGCTAAGGCGTATTTACCCGATGCATATGCCATTAGATATATTCTCTCCTGGGAACTAAATGTACTACAGACCGATCTTCATCGTAACGCAATGCATTAATTAAGTCCTTTTCATATTGCTGTTGTAAAATCGGAAGTTTTTGCGTATTCTTCTTAAGACATAAGTAATACGCTAATCCTGAAACGAGGGGAGGAATAAATCGACTGGGTAAGTCAAAATCATTGACGGATGCCGAAGCATCTTCAATTCTTGTCCAAGCATAGTAAATGAGTTTATCCGTTGAGTTCTCGGGCGTAGGATAAAGATGAATCACAGGGGTTAAAAGTCGCTCTAACCAATATTCCGTGGGACGAGCCTTAATGCTCTTTGTTGGAATTCCAATAAATTCATTTCTATCAACACGGGTAAGCGGATAATCAGTAAGTGTTCCTCCCACACTCTTTTGAATATAGGCATCCAAAATATCTATGTCGTAAGTATTGATACTATATTCGCTAGTTCCTTCCGTTAATGTAGTAGTTACCTTTGCAACTTCCCACATTTGGACGCCACGGTTAGACCAATCCGCAAACATAATATTTAACGAACGCCTTGCCGTAACTGCGTCATACGACGTGCGGGCTTCTAAACCCGCAAGTTCGTATGCTTCTTCTATTGCTGTCGCTACATTTAAACTAAATGTGCGAGTTCCTGAAGTCGCCATTGTTTAAGATCCTGGTGCTTCGTAATACTTTAAAAATTCACACCAAACAGTGTATTCATTTCCTGCGTCAGAAGTTGAGGGAACTACCAAAAGTACGTCCCCTGTATAACCTGATGCCGATGTATTCTTTAATCCTCCAAATGAACTAAAGTCAAATGAATTGTCATATGCCAGTGTTAAAAAGGTTACATCTGTTGTTGCATCCCAATCAAGGGAAGCAGGAGCATCTGTTCCCCCACCTACACTGTACCATATCTTATTTAAAGATACGTGAGCGCACGATTCACCATTTAAGGTTGATGTATTCAATCCAGAAACATCAACCAGAGTGGTGCTACTTGCACTCCCATCTGAATAAACTGAACAGTAAACAATTAAAGTTTTCTCACCATCTAGTTGAGTAGTAGGACCTGTGACTGTATTAGCCATAGTTTACCTCCTATTAACTGTCAGCAAATGGTGTTACTAAAGTTCCTGAACCTAATAACTGTCCTGCTACGTGGTATTTAGCACTTGCCATTGCAGTGAAAACTACAATACTTCCTACTAATCCACCTTGCGTAGTGCCATTTTGCGTAAACGTATCATTAGATGAAGCAGAAATAAAGCTTTTACCAGCTGCACTATCATCAATACCAGTATATGATCCACCAACAAACTTATCCGTACCATCAGTTGTAATATCCATATCAGTGGCAGCAGTTACTACTATAAAAGTGAACTGAGCACCTAAATTACATAATTGATTTGGATCTGTTTTATCTGCAGGTTCTGTTACCACAATGCTTGGAAGTGTAAACACTCCATCTGCATCATTACATAAAAGTGGTCTTCCTGCGTGCAAAGCTACTGTAATTGTTGTATTAGCAGTTAGACTTACAACAGAGTTGTATCCTGAACTGTATAAACCAGCAAGGGATCTTACTGGACCTGAAAAAGTTGATTTAGCCATCGTTTCCTCCTAACTAAAACCGCTACATCATCTTGGAGTACGTCTGCCGAGTCAGTTGATGTAACAAATTATCTCGGGTTAAAAAATCAAAATAGGGGGAGGAGTAAACCCCTCCCCGAATTCTTTACGCTCCTGGCGAGCCAAATATGCCTCTCCAGTCGCTCCAACCAAAGCTATAACGTTCTCTCGCCTTGTATCTAACATTTCCAGTTTCAAAGTCACCTTCCATGTTTGTGGATACAGGGGTACGAACAAAATGCTTCAGACCATTAGGTACGTCAGTTTTGACGAACCATGCATCAGTATCTGTTAGATAGTGATTTACTGCGTAGCCTTCTGAGACCATGCCCATATTGCGAATCGCATTAATATCATTATCAGCAGTACCGACACGTCCTGGTGTTTCTAAGAGTCTGTCAGCTACAAATTGCAACGCGGCTGGAATTATTAATTTCCTAGCCTGCGCATTGATCTTAAGATCTCTTTCATCTTTAAAAGCAGCTATATCAATAAGTGCTTGTTCCAATGAAGTTTCATTAAGATCGGCAGATGTAGATAACTCGTTCTTCATATCAACATTACCTACAGTGGGGTGATCGGTGGTCATAAGAGCCTTACCGTCTCCTCCTACATAAGATGAACTAAAGCCGTTGTTTAAAACGTTAGCCGCTTTAACCTGCTTGCTTTGTTGCATCGAACGTGCTAAGGCTTTCGTGTATCGAGAAGAAAGTGTATCGTAGAGGTTATCTTCGATTGCTTCTTCTGTTAACGAGAAAGCTAAAGCTACTGTATCATGTGTATAACGAGCCGTCCACGCTTCCTGTGCAAAATCATAGACAACAGGCGCACCTTCTCCCTTAACGGGAGCCTCACTAAACCCAGTTAACATCACTTCTTCCTCAAAAGCTCTTTCAGAACTTTCTGTGTCAAAAATGTCTTCATGCTCACTGTTATAACGCTCATATTCCAAACCAAAGAGCGCATGTAATCCAGGTACTAACTCCTTGACGAGTTGTGCTCTGTTAATTGCCATTTCTTATCTCCTTAATTTAGACTGCAAACGTTGATGTCGGGAATGTGAAGTAAGCTCTAGCATTAGCCCCAATTGAATTACTTGGGTCTAAGTTAAAACCTACACACAGTGCTATTCCACTCGACGTAGTTGCTGTTACACCTTCTTTCGACCTGCCGTTCGTTGAAGAACCTGCTGTCGTTGAAAGAGTGTACTTGCTGCCAATAAAACTTACCGCAGGGGTTCCTGCAGTAAATTGTGCTTCATATATAATCGCTGGATCGCGGTATACATAAGCAATAGCATCATCACTACCTTGAGTAGCCGTATCTGCTGTCCATACTTTAGAAAACGTAGGGGTTCCGTCAGACGCATTATATTGTACACCGTAAAAAACTCCTGCTGGGGTACTTGTCGCCGTGCCTTGATTGATATAACCACTAGCTAAAGTAACCACGTCACCGCTATAAATAGCTGTGTCGTATGCGCTCGCGATTCTCATTCTTGCAGCACGAATTGTACCACCATACATATGTTTTGCGGGTGTAAATCCATCAGGGGCATCTGTATTTGCCATAATTTACTCCTTTGTAAATATAGTGTTAATCATCGTCGGAATTAATCCTACTACCAAATTCGACCTTAGATGACCTATCGATGTCTCCACCTTTTAACGGCATCTTAGGGTCGCTTTCTCGCATAAAGTTGTGATCCACACCTTCCATTTGCGTTCGGGCTTGCTCATTAAAATAAGCACCCCTTTCCGCCACTGTCTCTAGTGGAACTTTAGCGAGAATTAATCCTCCAACCCCTATAACTCCTGCATGTATTCCGTTCTCAACGGTTGGAGCCTGAAACTCAGGATAATCCTCTGCTCTCACAGGTTCATAGCCTTCTCGAATACGTTTTGACATATTCGATTTGTCATCATTTCCTCTTGTTGATTCACGGATCCATCTGAATGAATATCCAGCTGGTGCGTTGGGTGCGTCTAACATAGACGGGGGTTGCCAAGGTTTTCTGCGAGTTTGAGTTTCTCGGGTCTCGGCAGAACGCGAGTTACGTTCTGTAGTGACTTCTGTATCAATTGTGTCTGTCATTTTTATACTCCAGGTTCGATATGCTTAGCATATTCTTCTAGTGGCACATTTAGTCTTTTCGCTATTGCGACTTGACTAGGTGTCAGCTTTACTTTGCGTGCGTTCTTTTTACCTGTAGCCCCACGGCTTGAAGCAGCAACCTGTTGCACGGGCTTAGATTGCTCGTTGGAAAACTTTTGTGGAAAATATTCTTGCATACGACTATCTACTTGAACATAGTAATCGTCTGAAGAAGGTTCCATTCCTTGCTCCACCAATTCTTTATGAACTCCAAAGGCTGCAAAAGTCATGGCTTGATCATCTCCAAACCATTTATTTTTGGAAGCCCAGGCTTCAGCTTTTGGATCGGGGGCAGGGGGAGCTTGAGACTGACTAGGGGCTTGGGCAACTTGTTGCTCAACCCGTTGTTGTCGTAATTGCTGCTGAGCTGATAACCGTTTAAGGTTCTCAGACTCTGCTGCGGATCGAGAAAGATTCTCGGTTGCTGTAGCAATTGCATCGCCATCTCCTAATTCTTGAGCGTCTTTTAAATTAATTTTCGCTCGTTCAAGATCAGATTGTATACGATTATCGTACTCTTTGAAAAGGGAAGAATCGGAATTCTTTAATTTTTCTTTTAATTGCGAATTATCCGTGTGTATACTTTGAGCATAATTTACAGCTTCATCTCGCTGTCTTTCTGCTTCTCTCATCTTATACGTTAGCTTATCTATCCGTTTTTGTACGGAGTCGCTAACCTTATCTAATTCATCTTCTTCGACAGGGGTTGCTTCAACTACTTCAACTTCCTTTTCAGGAACGTCTTTAATTGAATCATCCACGTCTGCTTCGTGTATATCAACTTCGCCTTCGGGAAGTTCTAGTTCTATTTGTTCTGCTTCTTCTTGCATGGTGTCTCCATGATTAGTTATGATAAAATATCTTCGGGATCGTCAATTACGGCTAAGATCTCATCGTCATTTAAAAGACGCATATCGCCGCCTTCTATTTTAAAACGAGCCCCTGCGTAACGCCCAAAGATTACCCAATCGCCCTTTTTACACCAAGCTCCATCAGGAAACTTACGAGAATCTCCATAAGCGTCAGGTCCAAGTGCAATCACATAACCAACAACTGTAGCAATACGTTCTCTGTCTACAGTTTCTTTAGCTAAATGTATGCCACTTTTAGTAACTCCTGGCATTGAAAAAGGTAAAATTAAAATACGATACCCCGTTGGACGAGGTAACTTATCTACGTGCGAGTCTAAATTTTCAGGAGTAATGATGGGTTGTTCATCATCACTTCCAAAATTTGCTACTCGAGTTGGAACAGTTTTAGTCATTATCAGCATCCTCCATATTGGATTGTAAGGTTTGAATTTCCTGTTCAGCGATATTCAAACCTGCTATTTCACCCACTATCCTATGGTATTGTTCAAAATTTTGAATACTACCTGCGGCTAGTGTTTGTGCGAGAGCTTCTTTCCTCTCTCGATATTTACGGAGCAAATGCTCCGTTGCAACGATATAGTCCATTAATTACTTAATGTATCTATACCAAAGAAGTCCTTTGGTTTGACCGTAAGCAGCTTTGACTTTCGCCTTTTCGCCTACGACGTCACCCTCTGAATTAGTAATCACTTCTCCCGCTTTAACAGTCTTAGCTTGAGCAAAGCCCTTGCCCGACGGAGTCGGAACTTTAGGATCTGGTCTATTCGTCTGTTTAGACGGCGAAGGGTACTTATCATTGTCATAATAACTACTCATTATTTTCTCCTTTTTGTTTTACTTTTCTTTTTACTCTTCTTTTTACGACGAGTTACTTTCTTTCCAGTTTTCTTGGCATAGGCTTTAGCAGCGGCTTTGCCCTTTTTACTGTATGAAAAATGTTTTCCACCTACTTTTGGCATAGTTAATCTTTTTCTCTACTTTCCCGAACTGTTTTAACCAGTTCAGTATAGTTCTTTTCAGCGTCGCGTTGATTACGCATTTCTAATTCCTGTAAATCAATCGCGGCTTTCGTGTCTTCTACCCTTTCTTTAGAGTCCAGTTTCTCACGCTCAATCTGTGCGTCTAGGTCAGCCTTCATTAACTCGGTTTCTTTATTACGCACGTCTTCCATCTCTTTTTGAGATAATTGTTCTTTTTCTAGTTGTAATTGCTGTTCAAACATTTGTCGCTGTGGATCAGGTGTTTGCATGGCTTCCGCTAAGGCTTGTTCTTGTCCTGTTACTACTTGTGTGGCTTCCGCTGCGGCTACCGCAATTTGACTTTCTACTTCAGGTGGAATAGGTTGTCCAGGAGGGGGTAGTTGTATTCCCTGCTGTGCCAAAATACCCTCAATCTGAATTCTATACTTTAAAGCGTTATGTTGTTGCACATGAGCTTGAAGTGCCGCCATCGCAGGTTGATTTTCTGCAGTATTTGGATTTTGCAAAAATGCCACGTGTGCCGCAATATGCGCATCGTGATTCTGTTGCGGAAACGCTTGCAACGGAGACTGTAATAAAGAATTCATATTTTCTTGTACGGGATCCGTAGGAAGTGCTTCCGCTTCAGGGGGAAGAATTGCATTAATATCTTTTACGTTTAACGCCAAGTACATTTTACGATATGCCTCACGTAAGTCATGTAATTCAGGAGCGGACTGCGCCATTTGCAATTGTGTTTGCGCTAACGTGATCCTTTGCGTCATACTGAAGATATTCGGGTCACTAACAGGAATTACATCAACGCTGTTGTCAAAATCCTGTTTAAATACGCTTTCCTGTGCTCCTTGTACTTGATACGGATATTCAGGGGGTAAAAACTCTCCAAATACCCGTTTAAGAATTTTAAACTCTACTCGTTGCGCAAAATGCAAACGTTTATGAATTGCGGACATCACGCGTTGCCCTTTCTCCAATAACGCTACCGTTGTTCCAACTGGAGCTTCCGCATTGCCGTCTCCTGTGGGTTGTTCTACCGTAGCGGCAAATTGTTTGCCCGAATCCACTAAAGAAGCTAATAAACTGGTTAATGTTCCACTAGGATCCTTGTACGGTAACGGCATAAACGCATCGGTGAGTCTACCTCCTGGTACGTCCACGTCTCGCCACTCCCCTGGTTGAATAGGATCGTCATGACGTTGAATGTTGAGTCCTCGAGACTTAAACCCTGCGGGTAAGTTTGAGAGAGTGCCCGCATCTATCAATTGACGCAAAATTGCCGTTACCGACTTAGTTAATCCGCCCATCATGTGAATAAGCCCAAACCCGTAGAAGCCCAATCCTGGTAAAAATTTGTAATGGGTGAAATATTCAATTTTTTTCCGCATTGGGTCATCGGGATTGTAGTTGGGGCGGATCGCTAAAATATCATTCGTGTCTTTGCAGATAGTAACCAGATAGGGAAGCCCTAAACCTGTTTCTTCTCCGTTTTCGTCGGTATCTTCAAACCCTTCTAAGTCTAAATTAACGTGAACTTCCAAAAGGGTGTATTCTTCGTCACTAATGGTGCGAGAAATCCCCTGAAGCTTGTCGATTTTATCATCAACGTCGGTATTTTCTATATTTGTAGAAGGCGGGTTCATTTCGATGTCTCGATAGAACCCAGAAAGCTGTAATTTGCGTAAATCGTTTTCCGCCATGTGAATTACGTGCGTAATTCGCGGAGCCGTCAGTAAATCGACGGCGTAATAGGGCACTACTAGGTCTTCTGCCTTAATAAATCGTGCCGTAGCGCGTCCTAAACCAGGATCGTAGTAAATTTTCTTA